ATGCAGCAATGTAATCTGCGATACGGGTACGGGAAAGTGCGCCTGATGTGGTATTGGCTACGAGTGGCATATTGCCTCCTAATTAATAGATGATTTGTTTAAAGAATAAAAATAAGAATGTGGGGGGTTTCCCCCCCACTTCAAGTTATGCCGTCTTAGCGGTCAACTTGCCTTGCTTCTTACGGTTGCGGATAGTCAAGTTGCCGTAGCACATGATCAAAGCGTAACGAGCATCCAAGTCCTCAGGACGGATGAACTCGGTCTGCTGGAACCACTTAGAACTATGACCAACAAGCGTGATGTATTTGGTGTTCAAGAAGAACATGGTGTTAGCGTTGCAATGCACGTCGTACATGATTGGTGCAGCCTTGAACAACAAGTTCTGGAAACCTGCATCAGCAGTCTTAGTGTCGGTGAAACGTAGTGCTGGTTGCAACAACGACTCATACTTTTCAAACAATGTTTGTGAGGAAAGGATAACGTCTGGGTGATCGTTACCAACAGAAACGGTGTTGTAAGCAGTAGCCATTTGAGCAAGCGTCAAAGCGGTAGCAGTGTTCTCTTCGTATGAACGCCACCAATCGTTACCCTGACCAGAAGCAGAGTTGATTCCACCAACACTGTTTTCTGATTCAACAAGGTTGCCAAGACCGTTCCAGTCTTTGCCACCGTTGCCGGTACCGTCAGCGAAGAACATGCGGTTGAAACCTTCACGCATTGATTCTTCAGCCTGCATAATTTTGGCTTCAAGAAGGTTGATAATTTCGGCTTCACCATTGTTTTTGGCTTCTTCAATACCGCTGATTGAGATTGAAGCAGCGTACTGCTTCCAATCGTATTCAGCAGCCGAGATACCAGTCTGAGGTGTCAAAGCAATTGAATCGTAATCAGAGTACGATTTAACTGTGGTGCTTTCACCGTAGATCAGTGGTTCAACAATTTTCGTTCCGCCGTTAAGCATGCGGATACGACCCTTGTCCATAAGGGTGTAAGTAAGTGGACGAGCAGTAAACACGTTGTCAGTAAGTTGTGAACGGTAGTTCGCAAGCGTAGTTGACAAGAGTGCATCAAAGTTAGCATTTCCCGGCATTGTAGCCTCCTATAAATAGATGTGATTAGTTTGAAATTCCAAGTTGGCGTTTAGCCAAATCAAAAGCGTCCCTCAAAGAAGAGACAGGTGCAGCAGATGATGTAGTTGTTGCTGCCGAAGTACCAGCACCAGAAACAATCCCTGTCTGCCGTTTAGATTCAATAATTTGCTTTTCTTTCTGACTCTTAGCATTCATCTGTTTTTGATTCTCCCAAAGTCTGTCAAAAGCAATTTGTTTATAAACGGCTTCCAAATCGTTATTACCAGTTGCTAATGCTTTAGCAACAACTTCATTAGGATCGAAATCCTCACCATAATTGCTTTGCAACCTAGAAACAGTTTTTTCAATCTCTTGCAATGCTTGTGACTCTTCAAAAGACTGCAGACGCTTATTGACGTCTCGGTACTGTTTTTCCCAAGGGTCCATATATTCGTCCTCTTCAACAATTTCGTTATTTAAACCGTAATGGTTTCGTAGTAACTCAACTGTAGATGCAGGATCTTTATCTAAAGCCTCTTGCAAGGCACTAGCAAACTGTACTTGTTGCTTTTGCTGACTAAGTTCCTGTGTCTTACGGGTATAATCCGCTTGACGTTGATAACCAGCCAACGCCTCCTTTAAAGGTACTTCAATCTCTTCGCCAGCGACAGGTAGTTTGACTTTACGGTCAGCATACTCATCCCAAGAAAAGTAATCTTCAGCACTTGAAGAAGGTTCGCTTTCAACACTTTCAACTTGTCCATCAATAATGGGGTCTACTTCAGTGATTGCATATTCATTTGTATCGCTCATGGAGTCCTTACTCGGTTGTTCCTATAGATAGATATTATTTGTAACATTTATTGCATTGGTGCTCCGCCACCAAGAATTGCTGCCAATTCTGGTGGCATCCCACCTTCAGGAGCCATAGGTTCACCCTGTGGCATCTGTGGTGGCATCTGTGGCATTCCTTGCGGTGGCATTCCACCCTGTTCAGGTGGCATACCACCTTGTTCGGGAGCCATCTCTTGTTGAGGTGGTGGACCAGCAAGGAACGCTTCAGGAGACTTGATACCAAAACCAAACTGCAGTACGTGTCTAGCCAAAGCAGCCATGTCCACTACACCAGCCCCGACAAACGGTGCCATAGCATCAACCATTTGCAAAGCCATCTGACGACGGAACGACTCGTTAACAGGAGCAGTAGAACCACCCTCTACCTCGTAGTCAAAGTCGCCTTCAATGTAGTCACGGTCAAACTTAACCCACAATGGGATTGCGTTAGAACCAACAACACGAGCAACCTGTTCACCAGTCATGTACTGTTGTGCCAAAGCAACCAATCGTTGTGCTGTAGCGCCAATATACAATTCAATTGCAGCCAACTTGTCAGACGCTCTAGCGTTGCTAGCGTCCTGTGCAATAGATGCTTCAGTAGCAGTACGACGGATCTCAGGCATTGCTCCACGCATGTAATCAGACACACCTGAAACACGGTCCATGTCACCAGCAATAAGACTTGACTGGTTGTAGAACTCTGGTGGACTGATAACTGCAGGCATTGGAACAATTACACCCGATAATGGTTCATCACCAGCAACAGGAACCATGATGTTATCTTCATCAGATTCCAAAGCAGAACGGCCATCAGGATCAAACGCAGATTCCTTGTACAACCATTTGCGTGAGAACCGTTTACGATGATTCATCATCTGTGTACGTGTAGCGTTTAATTCGTGCTGCAATGACTCAATGGCTTCCAGTTCACCCATTGGGTAGAAATGTTCCGGAACCTCATAGTTCCTAAGCATCACAAACGGATGACCAAAAGCAAAAGGAATCTTAGTTGGAGCAATCAAGAACTTGTCTGGACCATCACAGAAAACTGCCATAGTTTTCTTTGGTATGTCATACCATTCCCAAACCTCAACATACGCATCACGTTCTTCACCATAAGGCTGTTTGATCTGAAGATCATCACCATACTTGGAGTACAAGGAAGGTTGAGCCTCCGAACGAGCACTAGAGTTATACCTGCGGTCGTTCTTTACGTCAACAAGTGGACGTTTAATACGTTGGGCAATCCAGCGCACATCATACATTGATGTAGCGTCTGGATCAACAAACACGTCAAAAGGACTGATACGTTCAATGAACGGGCGATCCTCAAGAACAATAAGTTCTGTTTCAACATTAGATTCAGGAACAAGATCTACAACGTCGTTTTCTTCAACGTTAGGGTCAGCGTTCTTTACTCGTTCTTCTTCAACGAAACGGTAACCAACTTTAATCCAACCATGACCAAAAATTAGGAAGTCTTTTACTGCAGAACGGAACTGTGGCTGACACCCATAGTGTCGCCACCAATAGTTAACGATTGCTTCAGTAACAGTAGCCTTGTCAGCGTCCTCTGGACGCCGAGCAGAAACAGTAATCTTAGGATGGTTTACCGAAACACTAGGAGCAATAACGTTGATCGTTGAGAACGCCATGTTAACCAACAAACGATCCTCATCAGAGTAGTTCTCGTAGTGTCGTCCACGGTAAAGATCCAACATACGTTTCCACGTATCGTCAAACTGTTCCTGCTTACGCATCCGCTTAGTCTGGCTAAGTTTTGTGCGATATTTTTTCAGCAAATCAGCATTGCTACTGCGTGCCATTATTTAGAACCACCAAGTCCAAAAGCACCATCTTTAGGGTTAAGGAAACGCATCAAAGGTGGCAACAATGCTGCCAAAGCAGCCTTTGCCAAGTCACTAGGGTTGTGGTTACCTGTAGCGTAAACTGCAACTCCAGCACCTACTGCTGAACGGGCGTATGATGCCAGCATTGCTTTTTGTTGTTCACTTAGTTTTATTACCATTGTTATGCTCCTTGATATGCTTGTTTAGGTTTTCATCCACACGGTCCACTTTGAGGACCATGTGGTGTAGTAGTTCTCGAGATTCGCCATGTTGTTGAGTGTTCTCTCGCCTCAACATTTGTAGTAGCACTACAACTGGTCCAGTGATAATTGCGACAACAATAGCGACAGCCCAATTCATTAGATCCAACGGCTCCCGACTGGTTCGGCGTTAATGCCGGCTGCTTTTGCTTGCGCTACCTGTTGACGTGCCTGTTCCCCAATAGTGGGTCCGTGGAATTGTTCTTTACCGTAGGTAAAGCCTAAACGGATGCCTTTTAGGTGGCATTTGAAACAGTATTCTCCACGACGAGGTAGATCGTCGTGTTCAAATTTGGTTGAACAGTCTTTGCAAGTATAAATCGCCATAGTATTAGATTAGTTTGTCACGTTCTTGATGCGAATGAACCCAGAACAAACTTTGGTTGCTGTTTATTAGGTATATGCCTAGACCACCAAGCCATACTGTTCTTAGGTGGCTCTTGAGAAATCTGGTATTCAGGCAACCAAATGTATTTCAACATTTGGTTTGTAATAGCCAAAGACATAACACGGTCGTCATGAGGAGAACCATGAGTCTTGCCATTAGCCTCACGAATGAAGGTTCGCATTTCAGCAATAGTA